GGCCCCTCTCAGGGCCCCACAGCGCAGGTTAAGTCCTGTCCTCCACTATTGGAGTTACCAAAAATGCCCGATCGTAATAGACAAAGTGTTACCCGCTCACCTGGCGGGCGACACGGACGGTTCACTGATGGTCCAGAAGGTCCGTTTTCCGAGTTCACATCTTTTGTGGGCAAGGTTGCAGACATTGTGGGTTCAGGTGATAATGCACCTTTCCGCGTTGATAAATTCAGCGTAGAAGGCGGTGTCATTAACAAACCGTACGTTGGATATTTCTCCAGTTGGTTTGAAAATTTCAACTGTGATTATGTCCAATCGTTGTACAATGGGATCGATCATCTAGGTGTTGATACCATGGGAACGGTAGAAGCCGCTACTCGCGGTGCTGCCCGAACCAATCCTTCGAGACCATCGGTTGATATGCCTTCCGAACTTCTTCAACTGCATCAGCTTCCGGATTTGATCCGACAAGCTGGACAGAATGAATTAGGACGTGTAGGCGGTGCCAATCTTGGCTATCAATTCGGTCTTCGTCCAATCCTCAATGATGCGAACACTCTTTTCGATATTCACCATCTGGTGAAAAGTCGAACGGATGAACTTATCAGAGCGGAAAGGCAAGGAGGTATCAAAAGAACGGTCATAGTTGACGCTGGATCCGCACAAGAAAGCATAAACACTTTCTTGCAAACCGATGGACTTTTCATTAGAGAAAATGTCGATTGGTGGACTGGCGAGACTGTAAAAGTCCATGCCAGGTGGATGCCCGATGGGAGTTATGCTCCTTTAGGCCAGTCAAACCATGATTTGTATGTGCTAGGCAAGCGAGCTCTTAGAGCCGTCACTGGGGGCATAATTGATGCCTCCACTGCGTGGGAAATTATCCCATGGTCTTGGCTAGCGGACTATTACTCGAATATGAGCGACTACTTTGCAGCGTCGCGCAATATTGTAGGTCTAGTCCTCGCTGACGTAGCTGTCATGCGACATACGGTCACTAAGGTCCAATTCGGAGGCATAAATGGCTCCGATTTCACATTCTCCGCGTTTAGCGGTAGGTGGGAAACAAAGACCCGAAAGACCTCGTTCGTAGCTCCACAACTCTCATCTGAGTCGTTTCTAAATACGAATCAGATGGGGATCCTCGCCTCGTTAGCTGCAACGAGGTATACATAACCTCTAGCAGCCTTTTGCCGGGTAACCGACACGAGTGCGAGAAAGGAAGTAACACATGTTCGCTGATACTATCACCATCACGGTGAATGCCGTGGACAAGGTCCTCAACCGAATCAATGATTCGGATCCGTATTCGTCGGAGTATTATCTCCGTTCGACGACGGACGAGTATCGCTTGTTCATCCGCAACAGTCAGGTGAATGATAAGAAGCGTGTTGGTGCCGTTATGGACCAGCACAATATCGAACTCATTCACACGATCTATGCGGTTTCGCCCTCAACACTTTCAACGGTGCGAAGGGTTTTCTGCACGTTCTTGAATCAACAGGGTGATACCCTGGCTGATCCCAAGTACGATGTGGTTGGGTTCCTGAATTGGCTACTTGCCAGTTCGGGCGCCGCAATCGGCAAGCTCCAGAATTTCGAGAGTTAATCTCTCGTTATTCTGCATAGCTGTATCTGGCGACTTGGATTAACCACCCTCTTGTTAAGGGGCAGTTATGAAAAGCCAAGCCAGTGCGTTACTTCACGTCTTGCAAGGACTCTTGTATGATGTCCTTGCAGCATACCCGGAGATGAGTTGTAGTGTGCGGAAGGATATTCTGCGCATTACCTCATTGACATCAAATAGGGGTCAAGGGCTATACACCCTTGACTTACCATCACTCGATCCCCTACTTCTTGGGGGGTTGGAGAATGGCCGCCTACAACTTGGTGGTGCTCTCGCGAGGAGAGTTTCACGCAAGTGCCATGTGCCGAGATTATTCTCAGGACTATGGTTGCGGATATTTGATGCTGACTCTTGCTTAAAGCTGGAGCCCGATCCGAATGCAATTGCATTTCTGAGGCAGATTTTCTGCTTAGGAAAGCGATTGGACGTGGCTTGCTCACAAGACCGCCGTAAGGTGGCATTGGAGGCATACCATGAAATCGAATCGGGATTACGATCTCCTTCCCTCAAATGGGAAGAAGATGAAATCCTCCTTGACGAACCAACTGATAAGATCGGTCTTACCGATTCTTGTCCGCGGTTTGATTCTGGTGATCTCTTCTATAATGAAGAAGAAGAGTTAGCCCAGTCTAACATCAAGGTTGTCCTTGATAGAGTACAGCAGGTCGCTGATATTCTATCGCAATCCTTCGGTCACCTGGACGTGATGAGTGATGAATTTCACAACATCTATTCCAGCGAAGGTATTGGCTTTAAGCACGGACCCGGAGCTGTTGCGTCAGGTACAAAGAAGTGGGAGAGATCCCAATTCCCGACCTGGCCGCATAAGCTTGAACACATATTCCCCTTTGGGTTCTGTGGCATGACTACCATAGATATCCGGATGGGCGGTCGAGTCGCTCTCAATCATGAGCTTCCTAGCCGTATGATCTGTGTGCCAAAGACTTCTAAGGCACCCAGAATCATAGCTGCAGAGCCTGCTGAACACCAATGGTGCCAGCAGGCCTTGTGGACCTTTCTGCGAGGGAAGATAAAGAAGACCTTTGTTGGTCAATTTATCGACTTTAGCCGTCAGGATCTATCTGCAGATCTTGTGTTACAAGCCTCCAGGGACCGGAAACTCGCTACCGTAGATCTTTCGGATGCGAGTGACCGGCTCTCGTGTTGGACCATGGAGCGAATATTTAGGAAAAATCATTTCCTTCTAAACGCTCTGCATGCCGCACGTACGAGGCATCTCCGTCATTGCGACGGGAGTTTCCTGAAACTCAGGAAATTCGCCTCACAGGGGACAGCTACCACCTTTCCTGGTCAATCTCTCGTGTTTCTATGTCTCGCTCTTGGTGCAAGCATCAAGATGAGGCATATCCGCAAAAGGGATATACTTCGGATGGTTGGTAAGGTCCGAGTCTACGGGGATGATATTATTCTCCCTGTAGACGGGTATGAGGACTTGAAGATCGCCATGCGATCGCTTCAACTCAAGATAAATCTCGATAAGAGTTTTATTCTTGGGAAGTTTCGCGAATCGTGTGGCTCTGACGCTTACGATGGGTACGACTGTACCCCCGTTAAGCCGACGACCTTCAGTCCTGACGGACCACGGTCTCGCCTAACATTAGTTGAAGCATCCAACAACCTTTTTAACAAAGGATACTGGAATGCAGCATCTAAATGTCTGGACCTACTACCAAATACGTACCTTCAAAGGTTACGTATTACGGGTCCACTTGACCGTGGCTTTTTCGGGCTTACGTCATTTCTGGGTAGTTCTGAGCGACATCTCAAGAAGAGATGGAACCAGGGTTTCCAGCGTTTTGACGTCCGTACAGTGGTTATAAAATCACGTGTACATAAAACAGCCCGAAGCCAACATCACCAATTCCTGGACTTTTT